TTATTACAACAACGCTTACATCAGACTTATTTCAAAGAGTTTTTAAGCAACCGAACAGATGAGGGACTTCCTCCAGGAATTAGTAGTATGAAGGAGTTTCAAATCGTAGTTCGCAAACCAAGTAAATAACTTAAAGGAGAAATATATTATGGCAACAACAGATAACACTATTCACAACACCGATAGGTATTGCACAGTACCCTTGGGTTAACACACCGAGTACAAAGTTTGTACCAGAAGGTGAGTTTAGTTGTGGTCTTACATTAACAAAGGAAGAAGGAGATGCAATCATACTTAAATTAACACCTATTCTTGAGGAAGCTAACGCAGAGAAAGCAAAGGAGTTAGGTAAAAAGGTAAAGACATACGAGCTACCTTTGGAGTTAGATGGTGATACATATAAGTTAAAGAGTAAGTTAAAACCAGTGAATGGTACAAGGAAAGATGGTACTAGTTACACTCGATCACTTGGATTGTTTGATTCAAAAGGAAACCCTTGGGATAAATCAGTTCTTGTAAGAGGTGGTTCAAAGGTACGCTTGAACTTGCGTCCAAAGGTCTGGTTTGCACCGTTACTTGGAGTGGGTATCACATTGGAGATCATGGCTTTACAAGTCATTGAGTTAGCAGAGGGTGGATTATCTGAACAAGCTGCTGAAAGCTTTGGTTTTACTGAAGTTGAAGGGGGTTATGTTAACGGAGGTGAAACACTTGACCAAGCACTCGATGGCGAAGACGAAGAAGAAATTAAAGCAGACTTTTAGGTCTGGATTTGAAGAGAGAATAGCATCACAGCTTAGACGAAATGGTATAAAGTATTCTTACGAGTCGTTAGTCATTGAGTACGAGCGACTGAGTACCTATACTCCTGACTTCATCCTCCCCAACGGAATCATTATTGAAACCAAGGGGAGGTGGGTCTCGGAGGACAGGACAAAACATCTGTTAGTTAAGCAACAACATCCTGACTTAGATATTAGGTTGTTATTTCAAAATGCTTACAACAAGATTCGTAAGGGTAGTAAGACAACCTATGCAATGTGGTGTGAAAAGAAAGGAATATTATATGCACATAAACAAGTACCAAAGTCATGGCTTTCACTAGAACGCATCAGCAGTGTTCAAAATGTGGATCGAGTGACGGTCTCAGTATCAACGAAGACGGAAGCACAAAATGTTTCGTCTGTGATACATACAGTAGAGGCAAGCAACTAACTACAACAATGACACAACCAACAACCAACACCTCATTTATCACTGGAAAAGCACAGGAGATTGCAAGGAGGAACTTAACTAAGGAGACCTGTCAGAAATGGGGGTATCACATTGGAACACACAACGGAGAACCTGTACACATTGCTAACTACAAGAGTAGGAACGGAGCACTTGTCGCTCAGAAACTACGATTCAGTAACAAAACTTTTTCTATTAAAGGAGAGCTGTATGGGTTATATGGACAGCACCTTTGGAGTAGCGGTGGAAGAAGAGTAGTAGTATGTGAAGGGGAGATCGATGCACTATCTGTTAGTCAGGCATTCGGAAACAAGTGGGCAGTAGTATCTGTACCTAACGGAGCAGGTGGAGCAAAGAAGTATGTGGAACAAGCAATTGATTGGTTAGAGTCCTTTGAAAAGGTAATCTTCTGCTTTGATAATGATGACCCAGGACGAGACGGAGCAGCTAAATGTGCAGCCCTACTGACTCCTGGTAAAGCACACATTGCAGAGCTACCTTTGAAGGATGCTAATGATATGTTAGTGGCAAAGCGTAGCGAGGAGATGGTGAATTGTCTGTGGCAAGCTAGAGAGTACAGACCTGATGGGATAGTAAGTGGAGAGGATATATGGCAAGCTGTTATAAAGGAGGATACTTCTGAATGTCAGCCCTATCCGTATGCTTCACTTAATAACATGACACATGGACTGAGGAGAGGGGAGTTGGTGACACTTTGTGCTGGATCAGGGATAGGTAAGTCCTTGTTCTGTCGTGAAGTTTGTCACCATCTTCTCAGGCTCGGTGAGACGGTAGGTTATATCGCACTGGAAGAATCAGTCAGACGAACTGCACTTGGTATCATGGGTATCCATCTGAATAAACCATTGCACTTAGAGAATGACTTGAAGGAGGAGGAGTTACGCAAAGCATTCGATGAGACGATGGGTAATCAGAACTTCTATACCTATGACCACTTCGGAAGTACGGAGAGTGATAACCTGTTAAGTTAGATCAAGTACCTGTGCAAAGGATTAGGATGTAAGTGGATATTCCTTGACCATCTATCTATTGTAGTTAGTGGTATTCAAGGAGATGATGAACGCAGGTTAATTGATAACACGATGACACAACTGAGGAGCTTAGTAGAAGAGACAGGATGTGGAATGGTACTTGTGTCACACCTTAGAAGACCACCGAATGGTGGAGGACATGAAGAGGGTGGAGTCACTAGGTTATCAGACCTGAGAGGTAGTCATTCGATACCACAACTCAGTGATATGGTAATAGGATTGGAGAGACATCAACAAAAAGAAGACAATAACGAAACAAAAGTAAGGGTCTTAAAGAATAGATTCTCAGGTGAGACTGGACTAGCTACTACCTTGTTATACGATCAAGACAGTGGTAGGTACACAGAAGATGAGAATGTATTCAAAGACAAAACAACAACAACCAACAGCGGAGCGAGTCCGTTTTAATAATATGAAAATACTATTCTTTGATATAGAAACAAATGGGATTGAGGACTTCACTAATCTGAGTGACCTCAAGGTCTGTCATTGCTTGTCGATCTACGATCCAATAGCAGGTAAGATGATTACCTTTAGTGGAGATGGGATAAAGGAAGGAACAAGGATGTTAGCAAAAGCTGACAAGATTGTAGGACATAACATCGTAGGCTTTGACCTACCTGCATTAGCTAAGTTATACAACTTCCATCCACCGTTAGTACAAGTACAGGATACATTGATTATGTCTCGTGTTATATACCCTGACCTTAGAGAGGATGACTTCAAGCGAAAGGACTTTGATCCTAAGATGATTGGTAGTCACAGCTTGAAAGCATGGGGACACAGGATGGGTAAGATGTTAAAGCTTACATACGGTGAGAACGAGGATGCTTGGGATAGCTACAATGAAGAGATGAAGAAGTATTGTGAACGAGATGTCCTTGTTACTAAGACCTTGTACGAACACTTCCTTAGTAAAGAACCCAGTAAGAAGATGGTGGATATAGAACATTGGTTCGCTTATGTCATTCGCTTACAAGAACAAGCAGGGTTTGGGTTTGATATAGCAGCAGCAGAAGCGTTAGAACAAAAGCTGAATGTCACACGAGCTAGGTTACAAGACAAACTACAATCTATGTTTGAACCTACAGTTAAGAAGATGAAGACTCCGAAGGGATACACATTAACTGTCGAACATATGGATGGAGTGGAAGTAATTAACGCACCTACCAAAGCAAAGTTAAAAGCTATTCTCAAAGAGAGAGGCATGGTACAGAACTTAGTTAACAAAGCAGAAGCATTGGATGTAAAGGAGGAGATCATACCGTTCAACCCTGGTAGTAGGAAGCAGATCAAGGAACGCTTTGAAGAACTAGGGTTTGAGATACCTGTCAGTGAGGATGGTAAGACAATCAAGGTAGATGAATCTACTCTTAAAAAGATAAACCACCCAGCTGCCGAGCTTCTGCTCGAATATTTGTTAGTCGTAAAAAGACTAGGAGCATTGGCTGAAGGCGAGAATGGGTGGCTTAAACTAGTTAAAGATAAGAGACTACACGGACGAGTCAATACAAACGGTGCAGTGACAGGTAGATGTACACATTCCAAACCTAACTTAGCACAAGTACCTGCTACTAGAGCAGAGTATGGAGAGGAGTGTAGAAGTTTATTCATTCCACTTAACGGTAATGTATTAGTAGGTGTTGATGCTAGTGGACTTGAGTTAAGAATGCTTGCACATTACCTAGCTAATTGGGATGGTGGTGAGTACGCTAGGAATATATTGGAAGGAGATATACACACTGTTAATCAGAAAGCAGCTAACCTAAAAACTAGAGACCAAGCAAAGACATTCATTTATGGATTCCTTTACGGTGCTGGACCAGCTAAGATAGGAGAGATTGTAGGTGGTGGTGCAAAGGAGGGAGCAATCTTAAAGAAGAAGTTCCTGTCTAACTTACCTGCGTTAAAGATACTGAAGCTCAGGATAGAGGAGAAAGTCAAACGCTCTGCTTCTTTAACAGGACTAGATGGTAGAGTATTACCAGTCAGATCAGAACACGCTGCACTTAATATGTTACTTCAATCAGCAGGTGCTGTGGTTATGAAGGTAGCTTTGATTAGCTTACACCGTAGATTAAATGAGTTAGGTTGGGAACACGGTAGAGAGTACACCTTTGTGGGTAACATACACGATGAGTTCCAAGCTGAAGTTAAACCTGACCTAGCTGAGACATACGGACAGTTAGCAGTTGAAGCAATTAGACAAGCAGGTAAAGACTTGAAGTTACTTTGTCCTATGGATGGTGAATACAAGATAGGAGATAATTGGAGTGAAACCCACTAAAGAAAACAGAAAAAAGTTTGACATTGACCTAGAATATGGTACAATCCGTGAAGATAAAGTAGCAGAAATGCTTACTAATAAAAAGGTTGAAGTTAAATCTGAACGTGGTTTGTGGCTGAAGTCGGGCAACATATCAATTGAATATCAAAGCTATGGTAAACCCTCTGGTATCAAAGCAACTGAATCAGATTATTGGTTTCATAATCTTTGTATTGGAGACAATGAATATTGTACACTTGTTTTTAAGACTGATGTTCTTAGAACTATTGTTGATAAACTTGATACATTTAGAACTGTATCTGGTGGAGACCATAACGCAAGTCAAATGTACTTAGTTAATTTACAAAAGCTTTTTTCATCTGATGTGATTAAAGCATTTAAGGAGTTTGAAGATGGCAAAAAAGAAAACAGTTGATACAGTTGTAGAAGATATTTACTCTACTATCTCAGCCTTAACCAAAGGCCAGGATATAAAACTAACTGATAAAGACTTAAAAGTATTTGGTCAAGACATGGCTGATGCATTAAAACAATGGGCAACACCAAGAGGTGCAGATAAAATTAATGTTAATACTCTTCGTATGTCTAACATCGGTAAACCTCAACGACAGTTGTGGTATGATATGAACTTAAAGAAAGAAGGAATCACTGAGTTTGAACCTAGTACTTTGATTAAGTTTTTATATGGACACCTATTAGAAGTATTGGTTTTATTTTTTGTTAAACTATCTGGGCATAAGTTAGACTCACAACAAAAAGAAGTATCAGTTAGTGGTATTAAAGGTCACATGGACTGTAAGATAGATGGTGAAGTAGTAGATGTAAAGACTGCTTCTGGGTTTGCTTTTAAGAAGTTTAAAGATGGTACTCTTGTAGAGTCAGATACCTTTGGATACTTAGCACAACTTGCGGGTTATGAAGAAGCAGAACAAACATCTAAAGGTGGGTTCTTAGTTTTAAATAAAGAATCCGGAGAGCTAACTTTATTTAAACCAGAAGAGTTAGATAAACCTAACATCAAAGATAAAATTAAAACAGTTAAGAAAATTATTAAAAGAAAAACACCACCTATCTTTTGTTATGACCCTGTTCCAGAAGGTAAGAGTGGTAATATGAAACTTGCAAGAGAATGTAATTGGTGTCCTTACAAACATGAGTGTCATAAAGAATCAAATGATGGTCAAGGCTTAAGAGTTTTTGAATATGCTAAAGGGCCAGTTTACTTTACTGATGTACAGAAAGTTCCAAACGTTCAGGAGATACTATGAATGGTAGAAAATCAAAAGCAATTAGAAAAAAATCTTTAGTGTTGTTAGTTGATTGGGTTAAGACTTTAATCCCAGAAGAAGAAGCAAACAAACTTACATTACAACAAGCTTATGATTTAGTTCCAAAAGATACTCATGTTTTTGCCAATGGTAAATTTATGTTATCATCATTTTCTTTGAAATGGATTATTCAAAAAATTAAAAAATTAATTAAAACTAAAAACTTAAACGACATAACTGTCAAGGACTTAACAAATGAAATCTGATTTAGAAAAAGCAATCATAGCTATGGGTGAAGTATTAAAAGAAGAAGGTGAATCACTAGATGGTTTTGATAACCAAACACTACAAGACTTATCAACCTTGTTAGCTGCACATGTTGAAGACAAACTAGATAGGGTAGTTCACTAATGCCTAAGAGAGTGCCAAGAAAACCTAGACCTAAAAAGGTTAATGTTCCTAAAGGCTATGATAGTACATGGGAATACAATATACACCAAACAATTTTAAAAGATTGGGCACATCACTTTGAAGCTATCAAATATATTATTGATAAAAAATATGAGGTAGACTTTGTTAAAACATTTCAAGATAAAACTATTTTACTAGAAGCTAAAGGCCGGTTCTGGGACCATGCTGAGTACAGTAAATATGTTTGGATTAGAAAAGCTTTACCAGAACATATGGAGTTAGTCTTTTTATTTCAAAAACCTTTCTCTCCTATGCCTGGAGCTACCATTAGGAAAGATGGAACAAAACGTACCCATGCTGAATGGGCTGAAACAAATAACTTTAGATGGTACAGTGAAGATACTTTACCTGATGATTGGAGAAATGATGAGCTATAAATTTAATGAAGGACATTTAATACAAGAACTAAAAGAATATATTGATGGTACATATGGTGAGCATTATGCTTCTGATAAGTATCAAGCTACAGATATTATTATTGACTCTGGTCATGGTGAAGGATTTACTCTTGGTAACATTATGAAGTATGCTAAACGCTATGGAAATAAAGAAGGAAAGAACAGAAAAGACTTGCTAAAAATATTACATTATGGTATAATAATGCTTAACATACACGATAAGGAGAACACATAATGGTTGATGATAAAGTAGGTATCAAGGAATACCTTGGTATAAAAATTAATTACAGTAATGAAAAACTATTAGATAAGTTTAGCCTTGATACTCTCAAGGATAGATACTTATGGGAGAATGAAACACATGCACAAGAAGCCTTCGCAAGAGCATCAGTCTTCGCAGC